CGACACTGGCTACGCCCTGTGCGTGTATTGGAGACAACCATTCCCAACCACCGGCGCGTTCGCGTCGACCATTGGCACCCTCGCATGAGAGTCAACGGTTCAACCAAGAGGCCGATCGGTCCCTGGTCTCCCAACCAGGTGCGGGTCATTGCGGACGCGCCGGTGGTTGGGAATGGTTGTCTCCAATACACGCACAGGGCGTAGCCAGTGTCGCTGCTAGTCGGCGGATTCAAACAGGTGTCGGTCAACGCCCCAACTTTTACATCACGCGTATCCGGAAATCGCCCTGGGATCTGCCGGAGGTGGTAGTTCGCGTCGTAGGCGAACGTGTACACGATCTCATACGTCGACACCCCGACGCGGCTCACCGAGCAGCCCGTGAACAGCAGCGTCTTGGCCGCGAATGAATACGCACCGACCGAATAGGAGGCACTGTTGCGGGTGTTGATTGCCGACAGCGGCACGGTGGGCCTGCCCACGACCACGTTGCGGTAGGTGACGCGGGCGATGTTGACGAAGGTGCTGATCGGCTCGCCGCCGCTGTCGACCTTGGTGCCGCCGATGTCGGTGTCCGGCGGGTTCTCGATGTTGCCTCCCGTTGGCAGCGTGGCACCGACCCGCCACACGTCGACCGGCTCGCCTTGGACAGACAGCTCGACCGCGGTGAACCCCTGTTGTCCCTCGTTCTTCTGATCCACGGGCGTCACGACGTTGTCGCCGACATTGCTATCGAAGTTCACCGTGGCTTCCCAGACGTAGCCGCCAGCGTCCTGCTGCTTCAGGTCGAATGAGACCTGCCGCAGTCGTGTCGACCAGTAACCGCCCAGGTCACTCAGCGCACCGGAGCCGCCGCCGAACTCCGTGGGCCCCAACTTTGTGATGATGCCCGACGCGCCCATGATCTGAGAGGAGTCGATCTGGGCCCCAGCGTCATCCCGGATCACGTACGCCGAGGTCCCGGACCACTTGCCACGGTCAAACTGGATCGACACGCCATCGGGCTTCTGGTTGATGATGATGGCCATGGTCAGGGTGCTCCCGCGGCGGCCAGCCGCTCAGTGTTGCGGGCGATCTGGGCGGAGTAGGATTTGATCGCCTCCTGAGTCGGCATCATGCGCTCGATGCTGTTGCTGGTCATCCCGCCGATCTTGACGCCGCCAATGGCGGTGCCAATGGTTTCGACGTTGCTGAATTCAAGGGCCCGGCGAGCCGCAGCCATTGCCTCGTCGGCGTTTGCCTTGGCACGCTTCTCGGCTTGCGCTGCAGCCTCGGCCTGGGCTTCTGCGGTCAACTCGCCAAGTTCCGCAATGTAGTCCCAAGCCTCCTCGATCTCGTCCATGATCTCCTGGCCCTTCTCCAGTTCTTGCGTCCAGAACTCTTGATTTGCCAGCCGCTCTTCTTCTGCCTTGCGCACGTCCTCGTAATACTTCTTGATGGTCTCGACGCGCGCGGCTCGCTCCAGAAGTTCGGAGTCGGTGACGTTCTCCGGCGTCTTGCCCATCACCGACTCAATCAGGTCTTGCAGTTCGTACTTCTGCTGCAATTGCTTGCGCTCTTCTTCAGTGATTGCCTTGGTCAGAGACTCTTGGCGTGCCAACTTGATCAGGATGTCCTGGTACCTGTCCTGCTCTGACGCCAAGGCCGCCAAGTGACGCTGCTGCTCCTTGGCCGCAATTTCCATGCCCTCTCGAATTGCAGCATTTCGCTTTTCAGCGCGCATGGCCTCTCTGGCTTCATCCTGGACACCTCCAATGTTGAGCGCCATTCCAACACCCTCGCCAAAGTTGTAAAGGTCGCCAAGTAGCGGAATCTGCTTTATCACTCCGTCAATGCTGATGCCCGCTCTATTGAACGCCTCGGCCAATCCGGTGACGTTGCTGTAGTCAAGGTCCCTAAGTTTGGAACCAATATCGCCCAAGATGTTGCTTATGCTGGTAACGCCAAACGCCCCTAGCACAGAGTTCTTGAACGTGGTCGCGTAGCGCTTTGCGGCCTTTTCAAGTTCCCGGCCCAGCATCTGGCTCATCGACTTTCCCTTGCCGACGGCCCGGTCGGCCGCCGACGAGAATTCGCCAATGTCCAGGACCAACTTGCTCTTCAGGTTTGCAATGGTCGCCATTACGTTGCCTTTCGTGCGATTGCGGCCCGCAGGGCAGCCAAGCCAGCGTCAGGATCGGTGCGCGGCCGCTCGTAGTACGGCATGAAGTCGGTGGGCTTGAACGCCACGCCCTTGCTGCGGTGGCAGTTGGCGACTGTCGCAGCGATGATCCCGGCGCGCAGGTCCTCACGCTGGGGCCCGACCGGACCATCGACCCGCTCGTACGCCATCCATTCGCTCAGCTCTCTGCTGCTCATGGTCGCCTCCAGTTCCGCCACCGTTCGACCCAACGCCAGCGCCAGCCGAAACAGGAACTGTCTCAGCGGGCGCTCTCGGATTTTCCCTCCAGCTCCTCCTGGTCCCTCGCACCAAGACCGCTCAGACGCGTCGCCACCGTGTACAGGTGGTCCACGATCTGGGCAGGCATATCGCCGATCGCGTCCACGTCAACGCTGCTGAAGACGGGCTTGCCATCGGCGTACACGCACAGCGCCACCAGGCTGGCCCGAATGTTGCGCACCGACTTGCCCTTGGCTGAGACGATGCGCTGCTCCCATTCGTCACGCCCGGCGGCAGTGAGGCCCCGAACCTCGACCTCACCGACGCCGGGCACGCTGACCATCTCCGAAGGGACGGTCGCCCGAAGGGCCAGAAGTTGGTCCCGGATGCTCATTACGCCACGTCCGCAATGGCCACAGAGCCGTTGAGCTTGATGGTGATGCTTGCGGTGACAGACGAATCCAGACCGGCCCGAGCGCTGAACTGCGTCACGTAGCCGGCGCACTGGACCGTGGTGCCCTTGTTGTTGGTCGCCTCACCGAACTCCAGCAGGAACGAGCGGCAGGTGTTGGCGCCGGTCAAGGTCGAGTCCAGATCATCGTAGAGCGTGGTCTGGTTGCTGCCAGTGTCGGTGTCCAGGTTGACCTCAAGGCTCAGGGTGCCGGAGTCCACCAGGCCGCCCACAAACTTGCGGAAGCGGTCCGAGAGGGTGGTCACGTCGATGGTGGTCAGGCTGATCCCGTCGACGTTCAGGCTGAGCACGTTGCCCACCAGGGTGGACGGGGTGCCGGTGTACGTGCATCCGGTTCCCGATGCTCCGTACTTGAGGGTGGTCCCCCACGATGCAATGGCTGGCATGTCTGTGTCTCCTTATGGTGCGGGCGGCAGGCCGCCCTGGTAGATGGTTGACGGTGTCACGGCATCGCTGCGGTAGTACGCGTCGACGCCTACAGAAGTCACGTGGTAGCCCGCCTCGTCGCCCTCGGCGCCCGTGTCATAGGTAGTGTTCTCGCGGGCCACGCGAATCTCCATGACAGTGGTGCTCCGACTTGTTCCGGCAGCGCCGTGGATGCCCTTGCGGACAGCCTCGGCCAAGGCAATGCTGGCTTTCGCCGTGGTGGCGATGCAGTCGATGTCGACGCTGAGCCGCCGCAGGCGGTCGGTGCGGTCGATAGCGGGGCTCACGTCGGAGTTGTCGTTGTACTCCAGCACGATGCACGGATAGCCCGTCACGTCTCGGTACGACACGAATATGCGGGCGTCCAACGGGGTTGTCCCCACCAGGCTCACCACGCTGCTGTTGGACAGCAGGGCATCCCGAACGACTGCAGCAATGGTCGCACTCATGCTGCCTGCCTCACCCCGGCACGTCGAGCGGCATTTGCAGCAGCCTTCTCAATCATCGGCGGGAGCCGAGTCGAGAGCATTTGGCTGGCCGTCGCCGAGAACGCCTTGAGGATGTTGATGCCTCGCATCCAGCCGCGGTACTGGTTGCTGGTCTGGTACGTCTTGCCGCCCTTGCGCTTGATGCTCTGGGTCCGCTTGCGGCCAGACTCCATCAGGTGAACAGCCTCGCCCCATGCCTTGACCCGCAGCACGAATGCTTGCTGGTCCTTCGATCGCTTGACCTTCAGACCGAATCCCGACTTCAGCAGCGCCTTCAGCGTTCGAGCCCGGCTGAACCCCACGGGCTTGCCG